CCTCACTGCAGGACTGCGAGGTGAGATAGTGAGAATATTGCGGTCGGTGCGAACCATACTGTAACGGCTACGCATAACGGCCTGCATAAAATCACATAATCTCACTTCGACAAGCATTGCAGCAATTTTAACAAGAACATCATCAGACAAATCTGCTGAGCCACTCTGAAGCTGCAAACATGTTTCAGCGTATCTTTCATCACACTGATCCCATGTTGGTAAATTTTCATCCGGCAACAGCTTACGTATAGTATATCCTTGTATATTCGGACAAGGTGTTTCTACGACAATTGACATCTTTTGTCTCCAATCATCAAAGAACTCCTGTCCATGTTGATACGCTTCTAACACGCTGGCGTACGCAGCTTGTGCGGCAGAACATTCTGGTAAAATGTCGTCCCTCTTTGGTCTCATCACATTATACAAACTCTTAAAAAGAGATTCAACAGCCAAAGGAGCTGTACAAAAACCGTTTTCATGCTTATAAAAACCTCTCTTCAGAAAGTCGGCTTGTGTAATGTTAATAAAAGGAACAGACTCACTCACCTTGTCTGCCATGGTGTACACAACACCAATTTTTTCCAGCTCGTTCTGCAAAGACGTGTGATTAAACTTAGTCTCTTCAGTAGAAACTGACATTATGTTGTCGTCTCCATACAAGAATATTTCAACCAAACGCCAAAAATCATGAGCTCGAGCTTTTATCAGCACAATTGTCCATCGCAACAAAGGAGTACAGCACATACTGCAAATTGACCATATTATTCAAGTGCACAGTAATAGGAATGCCAGATGGGTTGGATCCACAAAATTGCACAAAAACGCCATACCAATCGTAAATTGGGTAGACACAATCGGTAATCAACCCACGCATAATGGCCAAATCATAAGAAGAATAACCACACTCCTCAGCAATAGCATAAAAGACATACATGCCACGTAATGTGAACTCACTATGAGCACCTTTGTCAAAGGCTTTATAATCACCAGCAACTATTCTATCCTCACCGTGTTTGCACAAGGTGTCATACAATTCGTGCCACTGATGTCCCTGAGCGTTGATGCCAACAGCACTACCGAAACGTGTCCAATTGTCCTGAATAAGTTTGATCACTGGAAGAAAATACTGACGAATCAATACTGTACCAACTACAGGGCAAGAGGAAAAAAT